GGACGCATCCCCAGCGACATCCCCACCTATTATCATAGAGTCATCACCCGCAAAGCACATCAGTCTGGCCAATCTAAGATTGTACGCAAGGGAACAAGCGGCCATGTTAAACATTGTATTTCCAATCAATGTGAAAGCATCGCCTGACTTCCTCTGGTACATTATATTGGCTTTCACACCATGTGCTCTGTCAACTAGCATAGTGTCAGTGTGCATATGTCGCCAGATATTAAGCAACTCATCAGACAATCCAAAGTGCTCGAGCACCAGAAGCTCAAACTCAAGAGCCAGCTCACCTTGAGATTTGTCAAACTTCGATATGTCAAACTCAACTACCAGCTCATGAGCTATGTCTTCAGGCGTCACGATACTTGTGACCTTCTTTGCAAAATCTTCCGGCGAAATGTCTGTGAATATGCACACATTGGAACGAACGCTAGCGAGTAATCTCTCCTTGATTATGCGTGACAGTGGACAAAAAATGGCATTAATAAATTTAGTTTGGGCTGCGATAGTCTGCAGCGCCGGTATGACACTAGTAGCATCACGACTCATTGAGGGTTTCACAGTAGGCTTTATAGAAAAATCATAAGTGCTGGATTTCAGAGACAGCAAGTTCAGTTCGGGGTCAATCAAACGCAAGGTCTCTTCCGGCTGGGTCTGCAGCCATTCTCGCAACGACTGCTGAGTAGGTCCAATCGGCGGGAAAGGCTTGTCATTCGCCAAGTACGTTTGCTTGAACCCAAAGAACATAGCTCTCGCCGTATCTTTAGTTGCCATTAGTGTTTGTAGATCCGGAACATTCAGGTTACGTTTTGCAAGTGCTAATAGGGTTTCGCGCTGTGTGCGCAGTCTGGGACGGTAACAGCTTGTGCGTAGGACAGGTTCGAGGCGGGGATAGTCTTCATATTTCGGGGACTCGCCCAATACAATAGAGCCCGGCGCAGCCGGTATGCTCAAATCGCAATGAGCGACACCTTCAGCGTCAAATGAAGTGTCTTCCCAGCCACAACCTCCTGTAAAATCATCAACCCAGTCCTGGATGTGCTGTATATTAGGCTCACAATACTCGGGTTCGCTATTCAAAGATTCAGGCCACGTCTGATCAGCATATGAAACCACTCTATCATTCCACGCCTCCTCCTGACACGATGCCTCTATAATATCCGCAAGTGCAGGTGAGTACGAGTAGTCTTCAGGTTCCAAACACAAGTCATCAGGGCTTGCACTTATTTCATAGCGAGTAGCGATCTCTCGTTTCGTGAGCGCTCCACCCGACAGGGTAGATCTCTGTATGTGTTGTGATGTGATGTCGTGCGGTACAACAGTGGCATAAATTAGACGTTGTGTATGTCTCGTCAGTGCAACTAAAACATGACTCGGAGAGTTATAAATAGTTTTCCCCAGGGAGTAATCCAGTCTTACTAGGACCACCTCACGGGCCTGGCTACCCTGATACTCATGCACCGTGTTAACAGCCGGCGTAGGCCTACTCTTACCACGTTCACGAGTTTTCACCCAGTCGCCATACCCCTCTCTGATCAATTCTTCCTTCTCACTCTGTGTAAAAGTGAGATACTGGTACTCTCCCTTAGGGACCGTAGCGATGCCACTGATGTGCTCAAGATATAAGCTTCGCTTCACAGTAGAGGTAGTCCCGAACGTATGACCAGCCTTCGTTCGGTACTCCTCAGAGAATAGCGCCGCCACATCTTGAGGACATCGATGGCTAACATCTAAGGTGGCAGTTACCGTGAAATTCAAAATGCTATGTTGAGGTTGTATGTGCGGTACTCTTTCTATGTATGGTATTTGCAGTGCGTCACCTAAACAAACTACCATCCTAGCCTTGGCCTTGAGAGCCACTGCATGTATGACGCCAGCATGACGCATCCTGGCTTCATCAACAAAGACTCGGTCATGCTGTGTCTTCCCATGCATAAGAAAACTATCAATGGTGAAAACATGCTTGTATTCAGGAATCCTTTCCCCGGCACGTCTGGCGAGGTCAGATGCAGCGGTCCTGGTTGTGGTCAAGAGCAGATCCCCATCCTGGAAATTCTTTACTATGTACTGCGTCTTACCACATCCAGGGACGCCCTGTATCAATTGCGGCATGTATTCATCATCAAAGTCCTCATCAAGCTGAGAAACAGCGTCATACAAGTAGTGTTCTGTGGCCACGGCCAAACTATCATCTACCATGGTCAAGGACATACTAGCATCAAAGGGTATTACTTCGTGACCATCGAAACAAGTCATATACTGCGTTTTATTGCGAGGTGTGAGAAGCCAGGCGCCGTGCCTCCTCAAGCCTATGTCAGGATAACGCTTAGCGAGGAAGTTCAAGGTGTTCGTATTCAAGGCCTGCGTGGCCTCTGTCCAACGGTCTTTACAGCTTGTCAATCTCACTGCAGAGGCAGTTTTCCAAATGGCCAACTGCTCCCTGAGGGCATTCTTCAAACCTCTAATCCTATCATCAGCATCGGTGGCATGCTCAAAGTGAAAGTGAGTAGCTGCCGCCACATGCTTCATATAGCGATTCGCAGGCGATATCCAAGTAGGCTTGACATCATCCACAGCGTCTGGCTTGTTTACAGGTGCAGTGTCAGGTTTCACATCATTAAGGGAAGTGGTGTCGGTTTGCGGGTGTGTTTCACTAAAGCAATCCTGTTGGGAGTGCGTGCTACGAATAGGACTAGGTCCCGCAGTTAAGTTCCTGCTCTGAGTCTTCGGCCTGGTGCTAAGTGCCAATTTCATTACATTTTCTCTAATCAAGTTATCTATCGGTGCAGAATCAAGCACCAAAGGCTCAGGCAGGGGTGATAATAAAGGTTTAGGTGCAAGTACTGGCATCGGCCTTGGTCTAGGACTATGGTAGCTCTCGTTATAGCCTCGGCACACAATACGATCATGAGTGCGCTGATAGTGCAATTCACTACGCACAAACATCAAAATGCTGCCGAGCATATTGCGACCGCCACCATCCTTCCCGCGACCCCAGAAGCTATCTGATGTAGCCTCAACCAAAACGCTGCCTCCCGTGTTAAGCAGTTTTTGAGCCAGAGAAGCATCGCCAAATTTATCTATCACTAGTTTAGTCATGCAATCCACATTATCTTTAAACCACAGGGCAGCCGCGGTGATCTTCATTTGCGTAAGTTTGGCGCTGCGTCTCTTCGCTTGAACAGCAGACAGGTTCTGCAGTTGTTCTGGTTTTTCGCCATGATAGACAAGCTTCTTGGCCTGATAGGCGTGCTCAAGGCTAGGCCAACCGTTGACAGAACTTTCACTCATGTTTGACAGCCAAGAATTCTTGCTCTTATTGAATTCAATAGTGTGTCCTCCCGTGCCAAGGGCCTTTAGGATGGCTCTCTTATTCTCAGCACCATCAGATGATTTACCCGAGCAAAGACGGATCTCGACACCCGGTTTGACTTGTTTAGCCATCTGATATAACTCGTAAGCAATCCAACCCTTATCACCTCCGTAAATACCAGCCCCAAGCAAGGGAATACCCACTACTGATCCCATCGGACAGTCATTCAGGGCACGTGCCAACGCCTCAAGCATATCCCGATACTGTTTTGCATAAGCTGGACCAGATACGACACGCCTGTCCGGCGCCACGGCATGGATTATGCGATCATAGGGAGGCCAAGCGGTAGAGACGCGCAGCGCCTTACAGACGTAAGGGCGCGAGTCGTAAACTGTATAATTCATAACATGTGCAGCAGCAGTGGCCATCTTATGAATCATACCATCCACACCCCCACCGCCTGAAAAATCCTTGTTCGCAGCATTCACCATGACCGTGGTGCCGGCAGTCATGTCGTCGGCCCACCTGATAGCTACCTTAGTGGGCGGTACAACCTTCATGGTCCGCGGCAGGACGGGCACCGTTATAATGCTCTCTGTTCCCGCAGACTCGTCTGGCTCGGCGACCACCAACGGAGCCACCTCAACGGGATCCTCCGCAACAGACTCCTCAGATTCAGTAACAGAATCCTCCTCAACAGACGGCCCCACTACAGGTGCAGGGGCAGTCGGGTTTTTCAAATAAGTGGGTCGATGTTCATACAAGACATTAAAAGCAAGATCAGACATACGTACCCACTGCTCATCAGAAAAGGTTTTTACAGAAAACTTCCTAAAAAATATAACACATTCACAGCTAGGGTGCGCGGCATCTACTAGCTTAGCATCAACCATCCACTCCAACTGAGGTCTTTCAACATCACAAAAATACTTGCAGCGCAGCTCTGGGGAGGGAGATGCCATCCACTTGGCGTGTATGCTATGCAATAGCTCCCTATTATGATCGCCCTGTATATCGGCAACGCCTGTGTCAGCGAGGGCCGCATCCGATATCCAAGGGCGAGCATCAGTGGAGGGCATATCGTCCACAGAGCGATATGTGACATCAGGTGTTAATCCAGTAAACATCGTGCAATCACCTATAGAAAAGTGAACATTGTACATGTGCCGATAGGCCATAAAATGACCCGGTGCGCAGGCTAAGTTGACCACTAGTTGATCACTTGAAAGACCGGAACAGAGGAGATCCAGCTTGCGTTTCATATGACCTAGGCGCTTACGCACGGGTTTAGTGCCTATGTAACATGATCTCATCAGAGGTATCCACACATATCCCGGTCCTTCCACTTGCTTCTTCACATCATTAAGATCTGCCACAGTGCCACTGACATCTTCGACTATTACGTCATTCTCATCAGTTTTCGCCAAATCCATGTCCGAATCCCACTCGTTCGTGGTTGAGTGGGACGACCACCTACTGCACTCACTATCCGACTCCTCGCTTCCGGTGCTCACACGCAACTCATTCAACCACGACTGTGCATTCAAAGCCAACGACGCTGAAAAATCTCTGTCGACTTCAGGCATGGTAGTACGAGACATACCACGATAACGACGACAGACGATATGCATCATTTCGCTTCCAGCAGGTCGAGATCTGAGCCTCACGAGTTCCGCCACATGAAAGTCGTTATACAGCACACAGAGTATGGCCGAGCTCTCTTCAGTAAGGGGTGGTGTTTCGATGACAAGATTTGCCATCGGCGCCAGTGACTCCATGGCAGATAATATGACAGGCCATGTAGTGATCCATTTACGTTCCCTTCTAGATAGTGGTGTGGTGATGACAGAGTGATCTAATCCTATATACAAAAGAGACAAAGTGCCTGGTCTTGGCTTACTAGGTGCTGAAGGTATTACAAAATCTCCGGATCTACTCTCTCCACACTTAGTGCAATAAACAAAAGGCATGACAGCTCCAGTAGTAGACGTGAGGTGCTGGCCGCACAGACTGGCAACGTCATCAATCGCGAACTTCGAGCACAGCTCTTCGTAAATACGGACGGGAGTGAGAGGCGTCCACGAAGCTGCCTTACGAGTTCGCAAAGATGACAACAGATCCGGCGCATCACCAACGCCCGGCTCGAGACGAACGGAGCGAGGCCCCGGTTTGGTCTCGAGCACGGGCTCGTAGTGAGAGCCAGACCAGTACAGTGTGATGGCGGAATCACCAAAATCTTGCCTGTCTATACCGCCTACTGGCTCCGAAAAATCCACGTGCACCCCTAATCCAAACATTTCAACAAAAGTTTCTATATCTTCCTTATTGCCCCATTCATTAAAACTTAACTCCAGTGTTTGCGTGTCCGGGCGTAACAAGTGCTGTAAGGTGTCAGGTGACATGTGCAATCCACTAGCTATACGTAGTGCGTAAAAAAGACATCTACCATCACCAGGCACAGGTATGATATATTGCGTGCCAACAGAAGTCATAGTCAGGGAGGCAATAGACTCAGTATCGTCACGCTCCCCCAAAGGTGGTGGTACCTCAGGATCAGGGTCACTCACGATTAAAGACTTGTCCGTTGTTATTTCTACCTTGGCAAAAGGCTCATAGGACTTGATCTTGAAATCCACCAGTTCATACTTATCTGTAGCCTCCATCAGGTACTGGTCATAGGTCTTATCTGCATTCACCAAAGTAGCTCCATGGACATACTCATAGTCACGAGCCACCAAAGCATGGGCCATGGTTATGTCCGGTATGTCATTAGTAACATGCAGAGAATCACCGACAACATTCACAACCTGTCGGAGAGTCCTCCAGATAGCCGACTGGTAGCGTCTCTGTCTTCTGGTCTTCTCATGAGTGGTGACGATACGCACTGTCTGAGTCATCTCATAGCGATGCCTGAAAGCCATGAGATAAGCCGCGACGGCTGCATTTTCTACAATATGAGGTTGAAGAGGTTTCTTGAGGCCTGATACTTCTTTGCCGTTAATGACAATTCTGGCTTCTTGTGCAGTGGCGTACTTCATGAGTGCAGTAAGGGTGAACTGGCCTTCCTTCATAGTGTCAGCGTGTTTCTTTATCCTATCAAACCAAGCGACAGGTACTAAAAATTTAATCCTAACTAACTGAAACATAGAATCTTCACTGGAGTTCCAGGGAAAAGTGTCAACCCAAGGAATGTTGGGGTCCCTGTCTAGACATAGTCTAAAGCTAGAAACAACATAAAACTGTGAAGTAAGGTCAGGCCTGACAGACAGAGTGCACACTTGCGGTCTATCTATCGCCGTAGGGATGAGCTCAAAAAACTGAATCCCGTTGCAATTCGCCCTCTTTGCAACCACATACGCGTTCCTGCCATCTGTAGTTCTAATGACAGTGCTGTAGGTGAACCTCCTGTACTCTGTTAAATTATGAACATAATCCTCATCATCAAAAAAAGTAAATCTAATAGTGTTGTCCTTTTCATTTGCATAAAAGTGAGTGCCAAGAATAGGTATAGTGCCGCACGCTTGAAAAGCCATAAGTGGGGAAAAGATATAAGTGCCAGCGCCGCGTACGGCGCGAGAAGCAGCCATAGAATCTGCTATATCCTCACATGTCATGTCATAAGTGGAATGTATGTATATATTATAAATGCTAGTCAAGGAACAGTGTTGTGCTTTGTTACGACACATCCTTCTGGCATCCAAGTTGATCTTCTGGCGAAGAGCTCTCTCATGTGTGACAGAGGCTCTCGCGAAATCGCGCGCACTCAGGCGTGGATTGCAACAGTGGATGTTAGGTCTGTCAAAGTGTCTCCATGCAGCTCCTCCTATGTCTTTAATAAAAACATCTGTAGATGGTTTGGCGTGCGGTTCATAGTTGACCATTCTGAGAACCTCCTCCACTTCTAAGAGACGCGAAGCTGCAGCATAAGGGTGAACAGACTGAGCAACTCCCGCAAATCTGAGGGAGTACCCAGGGTAAGCCGACTGCAAGGCTCTCTCCTGATCAGACGGTAGAGACTGTGGAATGGTAAACAAACGTGCTTGCCTCTGTGCCTGGTAGTTGACCGTAGCTCGAAGCTTGTCACCGAGCAGGTTCACCAAGGGACTAGCGGGCGACGCCAAAGAGGACATAAGAATATCCTTGTAGGTAGTGTCCGAGTCTAGTCCTAGGTTTTCTAGGCAAACAGATAGTGCAGCATTTGGAAAATGCGCAGCAACAGCGGCGTCAGCCATCATGGAACGCAGTATGAGCTCCAGACGGATTAGCCGCTAAAAGTCCTCTAGGGACTAATTGCTATGCGCAGCAACAGCGGCGTCAGCCATCATGGAACGCAGTATGAGCTCCAGACGGATTAGCCGCT